CGTTGTGAGGCCGGCGGCTGCCGATGTAACCAGGTCGATCTGAAGCGTTCCGCCTGCTGCGGATATCGGAACGACAGCGCACTGGAAGACGAAGTAGCAATTCTCGATGATGTTGCGCGGGATGTGCGTCAGGTCGATCACGTTGGTTGACACATGGGTGGCGACCGTGGTTTCAGCCTGGGGTGTTATTGATACCACCCCAGCCGTAGTAGCGACGGCGCAAAGGCAAAGATCTTTGTCAATGATCATAGCTTTTCCTCCTTTCCTTAAATCGTGAGCACTTCGGCTTCGGTGTTGATGATCGCATCGCACCGCTTGATGGGAATGCCCATGTAACGAGTGATCGGTTTTCCGCCGACCTCTTCATACCGCAGGGCGGCATTAGCCTTGACTGCAGCCTGCTGCTGTAGAAATTCCAGGATCAGGTTGTTGCAGTAGAAAACTGCCTGGCCCATCCCGAAGGAAGGAATTCTGTAGTAGGCTTTGGTCATTGCGGCGAATAAATCCACCACGGTTGAAGATAGCAGTGTAGTGTCTACGTTGGCACAACGTACCACGTACCTCCAATCCCTGACCGTGAAGCCGAGATCCCACTTGTAGTGGGTCCGATAGCCCTGATACCGCCCGGCCGGGGTCTGAGCATCCATCAAGGTGACTTCCCCAAGATCCTGGTGGTTGAAACCACCCCCCTCGGCACCTTTCGGATAGATCCCGTGTGCGGTGTTCGGACCCCAAACGATCAACCAGATCGAAGTCTGATACGCACCGCTGGCCGCACCGTGAGTATCAATACAGTTGTATGCTGTAATGGTGCTCAGATTTGCTCCGTACTGTGGGTAACGGGGCATCAGACCGGTGAACCGCTCCGGATTCGTGTTCTGGTTGCCATAGAAAATGGTGGTGGCCATAGTCTGGTTCATGGCCTCGAGGAAAGCGTTATCCTCTGACAGCCGCCACGCTGCCGTGTTGCCGTTCAGGTCCGCAAGGGCCTTGTCAACCTCGGCATACGCCTCCAGCATCCCACAGGTATCGGTTACCTGAGATGTGATGGATTTGCTGGGCTGGATGCCGTAGTTAAGCAGGCGCCAGGCGACCGTTGGCAGTCCTGTCCGTATGGTCGATTTGTGACCAGTGGGCAGGTTCCCCTCGACAACATGCATATCATCGAGAATCGTGTTGGTCCGCTTCATCAGCTCGATGATGCCGCTTATCTTGTTGTCGGGGCCTAATCTGGATGCTATATCCAGATAGGTTACGAGAGTTCCAATGGTAGGCATTTCCTACCTCCGATTGGACTACTCCTGGAACTATTGGCCTTCCTTCGGAGGGTACACGACTGCGGCGATCTCTTCGTCCGACCGCTGGCCTACAGTACCGGTCTCAAGATGTTCTCCTCGGGAGCCGTCTACGAACTCGTGTTCTTTTACTCGTTTCCCAAGTTCGATACATTTCTCGATGAACTCAGGATCGTTACCAATTCCCGATTTTGCGAGTAGAACAGAGATGTGCGGTGTGCGTATTAGATTGAATCCGCGCTCCATGTAGGACATCTCGGCGTCGTAACCAACTCCATGCTTTTGCCGCAGATAGTCCACAGTTTCTTTCTCTGTTGCCTTCACGATTTTCTGTGCATTCACGAACTGCTCGCCGATAGTCTTCATGTACCACTGATGGATCGTATTTACCTGTGTGTCGTTCAGCTCGGCGGTATGGACGATTTGCAAGAAATCTTTCTGCATCGCCTCGTCTATCAGGAGTCCCTCCGGCAATTCGGCCTTTTCCAGTTTGTAGTCTTCTGGTTTTTCTGGCACGCCGATCGCTTTGCGATAGCGTACCTTTTCCTCCTCGGTCGCCTTCTCGTTAGGAACACTGACAGCTTGACTTTGCTTCTTTTCCAGCTCTGCATACGACCTTACGAGATCCGGTATCCCTTTCTCGAACTTGGATACGGCCTTGATCAGATCTGCATCCGCCTTCTGTTCAGTAGTCATCCCGTTCATCCATGCGTGGGGCAACTCTAGAGTCACACTCTCCGTCAACGACGTGGTGCCTTCGCCCTCGCCGGTGAGGAGGGAACCCCCCTTTGCCGCGTTTTCTACGGCAGCCGCGTTATCCTTGTCGGGCGCGGTAGCCTGTTGATCGCTCATACTTACTCCTTCTGTTTTAACAGGGCCTCCATGACCCTGTAGATTGAATCCTCCCCGAAATATCGGAGAAGAAACTTCGCATAGTTGTTAAGAGCCTGATGCTCTTCAGTCTCGGCTCTACGGAAGAAATAGAGGTTCTCGAAGATGACATGAAACACAATCTGGCCGTCTTCGGTCACCGCCACATTGCCGAACGCTTCCTTGATCCGTTGCGCACGGTCTTCTTCCGAGAGTTCGCCCAGCCATTCAAGCACCATCAGATGCTTACGCCGGGATCTCTTCCCAGTTCATCGAGAAGAAACCGTGGACCACTGTGAGCGTGTAGATGAATATGAACCCGCCCGCGGGAATGATGATCGAACCATCCAGGTCTAAGATCATCGGAGTGGTCGAGGGTAACGCTGCGGCAGTGAAAGCGCCGAAACATTGCGTGATCACCCGCAGTAAGCCATCGCCGGCACCGGCGGGAAGCGTACAAGCAGCATCCGCCAGACCGGTTGCGGCTACTCCGTTACCCAGCATCGCGGAGTATGTGGCCAACGCCGTTGTATGCGTCGCAACGCCCGCTGCCGCATATCCTCCGCCAATCGCCATATTCGCTTCGGCCGCCGGAGCGAGACATAGAGCAATACCGATCTGGCGCGGAACCAGCAACTTCGTATTGCCCGCGGGATTTGACAGACAAAATCCTGTATATGTCGCTGCCAGCGCTATCGTGGTTGTGGTATCTGCCTGACTGGCGGCATGAAACAGGTTTAACCGCAGTGCCTGCTCATACATCTTGCCATGGAGCTGACTCACGCATCGCTCTCCCTGTTGACCGACTCGCTCTATCAGCGTCGGGATCCCATCGGGAAGTTTCATGCCGGAAGGAGCTCCAGCCATCAATACATTTTCACCCATCTTTTTCCTCCTGCTCTTACAGAGCAAATTGGTTTACTGCCAACGGCAGCATTTATGGTCCCGGTGTGACCCGCGACCTCTTTCTCTGTTGCGTGGCGGCCTTGCCGATACCCGCTAACATGGAATCCGACTTAACCGGTTCGTTGAGCTTTTGTGCGTTCTGTGCAAGGAGCTCCTGTTGTGCCATGGCAACCGCTTCCTGCTCTTTTCTGGCCGCCTCTTCCAAGCGGATCCTCCGGACCTCCGTAACCTGTGGACGTTCCCGGATCACCTTCTGTGGCATCGCCTTAGCGTCCAAACCGATACGCATGAGCTCATCGGCATCAACATTATCCAGGCTCTCGGGGAACATATCTCCCAATCCCTGAATGAACAGCATCCCTGTATCGATACCCTGGGTCTGATGATATTTCTTGGTTTGGAGTGCAAGAGGCCCCTGGAACTCAATATGGATTCTTCCGCCCTGTGATAAATCCGGGGGCGGGAAGGGTATCAGGCCGTTGTGATCGCAAATTTGAAAAGTCCTCTTGATCAGCGGTATCAGGCATTCGCTGTTCAGCCGGCCGATCATCGGACCCTGAACCGTAGCTTTCTCGCCCTGCCTCTCTCGGATCTCGGTAGCGGTATAAGGCCCACCCTCCAGCTGCTCCATCAGCAAGAACATCTTTGTGCGGAATGAATTGCGGATCTGTTCCTTGATTTCCTCTTCCTGGTCTTTGGTCAGGGGATAGTTCTGTGCTAGGTTTATAGGAAAAATCATTTCATCCGGTTTGGTGTAATAGTTGTATCCTCGAGGTACTATCCGCTCCATGCCTTTCATGGCCGCCGGAACATTCAGCGGAGGCATTCCACCCAACTGTACGATTTCCAGGTTTGTCTTACTTACCTGGTTGAGACGGAGAATATCCTGGATTGCGTCGGTCGCTGGTGAGCGCCCGTAGATCTCATCGCTGTTTTTCCTCCACCTCCAGACGAGATAGGGGAACGTGTCGTATCCGCCTTCATCGATGAACTTATTCTCGTTAAACTGAGAATCGATATAGAGGGACGCCCAGGATTTGTTTAATGAATCTACCTTACCAGGGTCACGCTCGGCGCGGGGGAAACAGGCGTGAATGATCTTCGCTTTACCGAAAGGATCTGTCTCAACTCTTTCTTTACGTGCGATCGATAGTTTTTTCCCCCAGGTCTGCATCGCCTGCCGGTTGGTCATCATGAACTCTCGATATAAGGTGTCCACCATTCCGTTCTTGCCCTCGGCGAGATAACATTCTTTCATGTGCCGGGTGGAAAACAGGATCCGCCTGGAGCTCACGTCATCGTCTACCAGCATCACGGCAGTGCCGATCGAGGCCGCATCGAGAAAGAACTCACTCATCGCTTCATAGAAGTTTGACCGTGCAAACTCGGCATACAGAACATCTTCGACCTCCTCGAGCCAGTCCGGTACCCAGGGGATATCGTTCTGTCGACGGTCTTCCATCGTCAGACGCAACCACCGCAGGTTAGCAGAGACAAGGTTTCCTAGTGTTCCATCCACCAGGAGCTGCAGCTCTGTGAGTGCTGTTCCGTCGTATAGTTTCTGTACTGGCTTCTTCCCTGGCGTGGCCTCAAGATCCCAGAAGCTACGCCGCGGTAGTACGTAATCGGTGACTTCTTTCCAAAGAGGTTCATAAGGCTTGCGTGTCTGCTTGAGAGTACCGAGCCGTTTTACTACATCATCAACCTTGAGTGGCATCAGAACGTCACCTTTGCTTTTTTCGTACCGTACATCTGTTCTTCGAGGGGAACGCGTGGCTTAGAAGGAGCTGTGATAAAAGATTCCGATCTGGTAGCGGGGCGGGTGAGTAAGGTCTGATCGGCTCCGGAAAACAAAGAAAGCACAAGCTGGCGAGCCTTATCATCGGCCTGCACCATGGCCGCAGCCTGCTCGCGGGTCTGGGTACCAAGTGCTTTCTTGATTTTCTTCCAGATCTCTTCGGGCGCCTTGAGCACCAGGTCGCCGATATCCTGTTGGGCGGGTAGGGCTGGATCTGACATCTAACAACCTCCACAAAAAAAAGCACGGGGTCGGCCAAACGCAAATCGCCCGATTGTCTCGGGTTTCTGAGCGTTTAACCGGCTCCGTGCCTCCGGTTGTTAGGTCAGCACATCACCGATCTTATAAAATAACTACTAATTATTTAGAAATTACATCCTTGTGTATACTTTTGTCAACTATTCTTTTTCGGTTTTTTACATCGATACCCTGGATCTCACCTTCGTGGACAACAATAATAACCTCACCGAACTTCACGAGAGACAGGGCATGTTCAATCTGGCTTATTGTTTTCGGGTCCAGCTTTGTATTCAATTCCTGCAGCCTTCATCGCTTTCTTGATGTGCGTGAGTACTGTTTCGCACAAGAAGCTGTCTGGGTTGTTTTGAGCCTTTAGCAGCTCCATATCCACTTTCACCTTGTCGCGGGAGAAGTACCCGTTGTGCAGTTTGATCTCCAGGTCCACCGCCACCACCATATAGGCCCAGCCCGCAGCCTTATCTCGAGTAACCTCTTCCCTCGCACTCTTGACGAAATCCATATGCTCGAATCCCGCCTCCTTCATCGCATTCTTCCAGTCTTTACCTTTCATATCTCATCCTCCAATCTTTCCTGGATCTGATCTGCAACACGCTTAGCAAGCTCCGGAGATTTATTCCCGTGTTGATAGCTTCGCAGTGCGTTCATGGCGGCTAAAAAAAGATGACGGTCAAGTCCAATTCCAACATTTTCAACCGACAACTCTGCGAGACAGAGCATGTGTCTTTCCATATCGTTCATGTCTTCGTTCCTCCATTCCCGCCCGTTTTGATGGGCAGGATCTTTGCTACCTTGACCAGGTTCCCTTTCTTCCATTCCCCGCACCAGCCGTCATAGTTAGTCGGTGGTGGTGCGCTGGCCGCCGGCTGCAGTCCGCTTTTCGGTGTCATGGCAAACGCCATAGTAGGTGGGTATCGATGGCAAACTCCGCCCGACGGCACATGCGCCGCATCTTCGGAATAAGCACAGATCTTGCACGTCTCTTCTGGGTTCATGGCTTCTCCTCCTCTATCTCAACTCGAACGGTGTCGAAAGCTCTCAGATGTTCCGGGAGCTTGACGATCGGCCATCCGTCAAGATCGATATATCCAACAACGTCGTTGAACGTCAGGAATTGTCTCTCGCACTTCGGGTTTTCCAGCCGGATAGCCACTACCGGTGGTCTGAACGTTCCGTCGGCGATCTTGTCCCTCACCCAGTCGGCAGATACCTTGCCGTAGTACTCCTCAATTTCGGTTACTTTCATCTATCCTCCATACCCCACCTCAGTGGATCGTATTCCTGTTCTACCGGCGTTCTGAGCTTCAGAGGGTCGATCTCTTCCCCCTGGGGGAACACCGCACTCAAGTCTTCATCCAAGATCCGGGACTGACAATCCAGCATATCGTCGTGCTCTTCGAAGGGGTGCGCCAGGTACTCGCCGTGGATAAACTGTTGGGTGAGATCCACCTGGACGCCATCGTACTGGACATAAGGGGAGGTTTCCGGAATGTACATCCTTCCCTGGTAGTATATGGGGATCAAACGTTCAATCCTCCCGTTCTTCCCAAGCGGTCCCCGCAGGGGCGTGATCCCGAACCGGTAGTTGTCCCGCTCCATCCTATCTTGGAAATGCGCGATATCCGATTGCATCCCGTACTGCTCATATCCCACGCCGACAGGCTGGTACTGCTGATGCCATTTGAATAGCACGTTGGCCTTCTCAGTAAGACTCAGGCGGTCCCGTATCCAGTTTATGACGTAGTAGTTGCGATCGCTGCCCAGCCCGATGAGGATGAAGACAGTGTAGTCGCTGCCGATCTTCTTCTCGCTGGCCGGGTCACACAAGATGTAAAGGTTGAGTCCTTTGTATCGATCTGCCTTCCAATACCGCAACCACTCCTCTTTCATCACCTGCAGGCTCTCCTGCCGAGGATCCATGAAAAGCTGACATGCGGCGAGATAAGGGCCGTAGTCACTGATTTTCTGCGCAAGCGCCTCTGGTGTTAATAACCAAGGCTCTCCGGTGAACTTTTTGTCTTTGGTCGCCGTCCAGATCCGGGGGATTAGGATTTTCCGATCTATGATTGTCTGGTAAGTATCTGCATAATGCCACCGTGTACCCTCCGCTCGCCGGCGCCCATCGCGCTTGCCGAGGTTCAGAGACTCGAGAAAGGATTCTGTCGTCCGCACAAGCATTCCAGGAGTCCGGACCGTATCCTTGTTCACAATGTCCTCGTAGTTCAAATCCGAGAAGTGAGGACCGACCGGCTGCCCATCTATCAATCCCCAGGCTTCTATGCTGGCCTCTGGGGGGTTTCCTTCCCGCTTCATTACCAGGCCACCGTCTTCACTCCACATCGGGGCTTGTTTTTTGGGATCACGCCAGAAGACTTCGGGAGCCACCTCCTGCAGAGCTCTGTTGGTCTCGAGCTCTACCTTGATCTGCCGGAGGAACTTCTTTGCCGCCGGCCGGGTGACAGAGAATATCCCATGAGTGCGTTCTGGATCGTTCATAAGGCTTTGGATGGTACCGGCGAACGTGATGATCGAGCTCTTATATCCTTCACGCCACCAGAGATCCAGGTAGCCGTCCGGTGCCGCCTCGTACATCCTGGCCTGCTTGAACACCCAGTCGTTGTCGGCATCAACGCGGTGCAGTATCCGGGTAAGCAAATAAAACAGATCGGTATGTGCAAAATATCTTACAGTTTCCTGCCGGCAGCCCTCGCGCTGCGCCTGGTCAAGAGCCTGCCGATACTTTGCGTGTGCTTCAAGGCGTGTCATATTTTTGTTCTGCTTCCTCCGTAGAGAATCCCATCGATGATAGCTTGTGCAGCTATCTTTTCGAACTTTTGTCTCTGCTCATCTGTATTCAGAAACGCCTCGAACTCTGCTATCCAAGTTTTCGTCTTCCGCGAGAGTATCGGGTGTAGTACGTGCCACCACCAAGGTCTATTGATCTTTAGGCGGATCCACTTGTTCTGAGCTTCTTTCACCGCCTGCAGATACTCATTTATAGCCTCTAGGCCTGGTGAACGACCATAAATTTCATTTTCATCCTTCCCATATCGCCCAATAGGGAAGAAGGACTCAGTTTGCATGCCTGGCGGAGGCCGAACTGCTACCATCGCCTTATAGCAGTCATCGCAAACTACCGCGGCCGTCTCGTGTGGCTCTCCTGGGAAGTTGCGATCATGCTCTTCCCATGCTTCCTCCTCTTTCCAGCGTTTCTTGTAGACCTTGCCGCACATCGCGCACTGATATTCATTCGCCTTCATCTTCATATTCCTTGTTGATGATTTCCAAAACCCCTGGACTCACGTCCTTGTATTCTCGTTGCTTTTTGTCGGAGAGCTCCGCATCCAGCTGGCGCTGCAGAAGAGCGAGCCTGACCATGGTATCGATGGTAGCCCGAACCTCCCGCATCATGAGTATCGCGGCCTGCACGTTTTTCTCTTTCTCCGCGGCCAGGAACCATTTCTCTGCTTTATCCTTCATCCGCAGGAGATCCTCAAGGAAGTTCTTCGCACTTATCTCGCCAACCCTTTTGATCGCCGGCAAGTTCTCTGCAGTTCCCTTCAGGACGTGCTGTTTGTGCCTCTTTACAGTTGCATGAGATGTATCGAATTGTAACGCTATGGAACGCAATGAATCGCCGCGACGAATCACTTCCGCGATCGCATCCCGATCTGCTCTCTTACATAGGCTACAGGTTCTCGGCATATTCCAGTTCCCCTCCCGGGTTACTTCTTCCCCAGCTGCGCCATGCACTCCGCCCTCCGCTGCAAATATTCCTCCCACCTCACGTGTATTGACGGCGCCGGCTCCTGTAGCATCGCCTCGGCCACTACTATGTTGATGAATACTGCCCGAAAGTCGGCGACACACTTGGTGAAAAACTGATCGAACTCCAGATCGGATACACGGAACATCTTACGGTCTTTGTAGCCGCCTTTCCCCTTGACGGCGAGGATCATCACATCCAGGTTCTTCAGTACCTTCTTTGCGTCCCGCAGTTCCCCCCCCACTTTACACCTCCTCATTTCTTGGATATCGATACTATCACTACCGGATTAGTCGAATAGTCGAAATCTTGCACTTGCTCGAGTACATTCCGGTCGTTAGGATAGAGCCTTCCTTCAATCCAACCTTTGTGTCTCTTATCTGCCAAGGCATCAACTATGCCTTTGACCACGTTCCCGGGATCCGGCCGGCGGCGGTTTTTATATTCAATGTAACAACTGACCACCACCTTCTGGCCGTTCTCATACCGCGGAGGGTTCGGCTTTGCTTTAAGAAGGCAAGTCCAGACGTAATCCTTCCAGGCCTCATATCGCTTCGCCTTCGGATCTTTGAACTTCTGCCGTTGCGTGGTCCGGGTATACCCGATCGGGTTTCCTTTAGGATCCTCATGGTTGCCGGGGATGAAGAACACGATCATCGCGCTGCCTTTTGTAATTGTCGGGCTGCGATTATGTATGGACCGCCCCACATTCTTCGAAGTTTTCTCCATTCTGGATCTGTTGTTCCTGTTCTGTTTCTCCAGAGCATCGCCATGGGAATGAACCCAGCCTCCAATGCTTGCTGAAGTCGGATTGCTGCGCCTTCCAGTGTGTCATTTGGATATCCGATCAAAACAAAACAGCGAAGAGTATGCGAGGCAACCGTAAACCCAGCTTCAAAGAGCATTCCCCCCGCCTGAAGCAAAGGTTCATAATCATCCGGCGTATCGTAGGCGAAAAACATTTGCTTCGGCTTGAGATCAAATAGTAAGTCAACATGCCAATCCTTGAGTCTCGCCGCTTCTAAACCTCCGGTAAACTGTGCTCTCTTTGTTTGTCGTTTCAGCATGGAAAAGACATTCCGGATATGCTCATCTGAACACGCCAACAGATTGTCATCGAGCACATTCCAACCGTTGCGAATCGGCAATTCCCAGACCTCACCCTCGCGCTGCCAGACAGAACAAAACCAGCAGCGATTCGGGCAACCTCGAGAAGTGATTACATATCCCGGCCGCAAATACATTCCTGGCTCAAAATCACCGCCGGCCATCCCGGTTGCAGGACCTCCGATTTTCACCGGTGCTATTTTTCCCCACGCTCGGGCCAATCTCTCTGCCGGCGGTAGATCCCAGGTGAAAGTTACTGAAATATGAACTTCGTCAATATCATCAGGCACAAACAAGTCTGGTTCACCGATAAAAGAGTATTCATCGATCGGAGTGGCCCTTGTTCGACGTGGGAATACTCTTGCTATCACCGCTTCCTCTTTCTGAAATTCATCCAAAACTTGAACGGTCCGATGTAAATACGAAACATCACGCTCTTGAGACAAGATAGATACCTGAACGAAATACCAAATGCGAATTGATAGGGAAAAATAACGATCCCACCATTTGTTAAATCAATCTCTATCGTCTTATTCCAGTTCACCGCTCCACCTCCGCTATCGCCTGCAGGATCGGGTAGACCTGCTGAGGACTACATGCGTTCCCCAGGGCTTTTATTCTACGTCCGTCCATCCGTCTTCGAACCCCATGTACCATTCGCAGAAGATGGGATCGAGTGTCCCACCAGAGGCAACTTCGTCTGCCAGATTCCTGCCGCCAGCCGCCGTTCCAAATCTCCCGACTCTTTTGGCATATCCCTTCTTGTTGTCGTGCGCTTGCAAGGTCGGCATCAGTTTGGCATATCCGTGCAGCGTCAGTCGTTCCTTGCCTTTCTGCCCCCGGTCCCGCTGATATGCTGATTGCTTCGCGTCGCCTGCTCTCAGGGTTGGCAATAGTCTTGCTACCTTGTTCAGCATCCGGCAATATGAATTCGGGCCTCCGCCTCCGTCTCCGTCCGATTCCATCAAGGTGGGCAACAACATTTCGCTCAGATAACCCGTCTTTCTGTTTGTCGCCGCTCGGCTTGGACGCATCCTTTTTCTGTCTATCGAATCCATCGTTGTCAATGTGGGCAACAAAGAAGACTCGATATCTCCTGTGGTCGGCGCCGAGTGCTGCAATTGGATAAACAAGCGGTGGGAGGAACGCATAGTCTTTAGCTTCCAGGCGAGCAATCCATTCCTCGATCGCCAGGCCGTTTTCAAGACTAAGGATTCCAAGAGGATTCTCTGCCAAGACCCAGGCTGGTAGAAGCCGTTCAACGATGCGAGCAAATTCCGGCCAGAGCCAGCGGTCATCTTCTCGGCCTCCGCGCTTCCCGGCAGTACTGGACGGCTGGCACGGTGGCCCTCCGGAAACAAGGGTAACTGCCCCGTAGTCTTGATCGGGGAAGTCTCGGATGTCTTTGATTCGGTGGACTCCCGGCCAGTGCTTTTCAAGGATTTGGATACAGCACGGGTCTTTTTCAACTTGTGCGATTGTTTCGAATCCTGCCCATTCGGCGGCAATATCGATTCCCCCGATACCTGAAAAGAGGCTGACATGCGTCACCGCTCCTCCTCGTCTCTCATCTTGTAGTATTTCTTCCTGGCCGCGGCACGACCGATGTTCATGTCTACGGCTATCTCAGCCCATGTAAATCCTCGCTGTTTTAATGCGATGAGTTGTGCGGTCTTTTCGTCCGGCCACACATAATAATTCTTTTCGCGCAGCTCCTGATCAGTCAGACGCATCCCAACAGGGACATCAGGATATGGTCTCATCTCTCTTTATAAACATTTCGCACATTCCATGTTCTCCAGATAAATTTGCTTGATCTCCATCCCCTTGATGTGCGAATGTTGCACAAACCCAAAACCCTAATGACTCACCGCAGACACATCCTTTTCCCCTAGGCGAACTACAGCAATGTTTATTGACTTGAAAGTGATGCACGCACTTGCAGCAACATCCTTTCCATTCACTATCAAGCATACATTCCGAATTGTCATAATATGTAAATTGTATTCGTCTGCTTTTCATCGCTCCTCCAGATACCGCAGGGGATCCACCACCAACTCGAAGTGCAGGTGCGGGCCCGTGGAGATCCCGGTATTCCCGAGCTCGCCGATAACTTGGCCTGCTTCTACGTACCAGCCTTCGTGAATGCAGGTCTCTGATAAGTGACCATATAGACTGAATAATCCGTCGCCGTGATCTATCACGATGTAGCCGCCCATAATCGGATGACCATAATATTCCTTTCCCCAGTGCCAACCAGGTACAAGCCAGTGCTCGACTATTCTGCCGGCCAGAACTGCCTTGACGGGTGTTCCTATCGCGCCAGCAAAATCCTTGCCTTTGTGCAGACTTTCAGTGCCGCCACCCATGGGGTCCATGCGATAGCCCGTGCCACTTGATACCCAGAGCTGGTCAAGCGGCTGGTGGTACGGCGGAGGCATAAGGGACAATCGGGTCCAGTATCGACACGCCTCGAGCCGATCAGTCTCTTTCTGCGCTTCGGCGATCTCCTGCTGCTGCTGGCCGATGACGGTATTGAACTCCATCATCCCTCCCAGTCCTATCAGTAGCAGCAGCACCATTACGATGGTCCAGTGATTCCATTTCATGGTTTACCTCCCAGTTTTACCCGCGCTTTTTCAGCCGTTGCCGAATTCGGCGTTTCTGATTTTTAGTCAATCTTGACCAATCCAGTTTTGCCTTTTCGTGAGCCTTTGATCCTTCTTTGAACACCTTTACAGATTCAACATGCGGATCGTTAAGGGCATTCTCCGCAACCTTTTCCGAGAAAGGCATCACGGGACTAACTAACCCATCGTTGTGTTGTTCTTGCATCACTTTTCCTCCAACAGTTGGCCATATCGTGTATCACACCACTCAAACATGCGGCAACATTCCCTCAGCCCTTCCTCCAGCTCCTTGATGCGCTTATAATGTCGTACTGCCGCTCGTTCTGCGTATGTCTCTTCTCCAAGCAGTTCCTCAAGCTCCTTGACTCTGGCCTCAAGGTTGCCTATCTCGACATCTTTATCGTTGCCGTCAACATAGGATAATAGCCGCTCTACCTCGGCCTCGGCTGCAATCCGCGCCTTGTAGTGGACCTGGTACATATCCTGCAGCCGCTCGGCTTTAGCCTGGAATTTCTCGGCGCGAGAGGCGACAGTAATTGCAAAGGAGATCTTGTCGTACCGCGTTGGACAATCATCTAGAGCGTCGCGTCGAGAGAGAAGCTGGTCTATTCTGCCTATCTCACCCTCCAGCTCTTGGAGGCGGCGGTTGTCGGCCTCAAGTTCTTGCACCTTCGTTTCGGCATTGCTTGCCCTTATTGTCTCATGTTTCCAGGCTTCACGTTCCTTTAGCGTCATCACTCCCCCTCCTTTTGCTGCTCCTCAACAAAGAGGCCGATTATATCTTTAAATTTGGGCAGCTCTTTCTTCTCCCCTATCACTTCCGCTAGGACAGCACAGGCTGCGATCCATCCAGTGGAGAATCCTTCGAGTTTATCAGTCATGTTCTGCTGCCCTTGTTTTTCTTCGCAAAACTTTTCTACAGCATTTTTGAAATGCTCATTATCTTCCAGCGCCCCGATGAGCTTCTCCCGCTCGTCTTTCCAGTCGACGTATATAACATCCAAGACATGCCCTGATTTTGTCATGGGCCATTCCCCCCATTCCTCAAACGTCATACTTTCTCCTTCTCTGCCTCTTTTCTCGAGTCCATACATTCCTTCCGTTCGTCCTCCAGCTCCTTGACTCTGGCCTTGGCTTTTATACAGTCCTGCTGCACGTCAAGCAATTGGCAACCGAGAGCATCCCTCTCTATCCGCAGCAGCTCCATTTCCCGGTCCTGCTCTTCAACTTCATCTGCTAACTGATTCAGCCGTGCTCCGCGTTCCGGTTCGTGATAATTTTTAATGAAGTGCGCTGCCCTATGGCGTAGATAATCAACAACAGAACCGTGAAATACTTTATCCCACTTTTTGTCTGGGACAGCATTATTTAGTAATTCTTCAAGTTGTCGGTCCTGCTCTTTGACCTTGGAGAGAAGCCACCGACGTTGAACGTCCAGTAGACGAATCATTTTATTGATAGTGTCGATGGGAATAATGGTGTTATCTATCTCTTCCAGCTTCTTGCTATCTGATGGGTTCATGCTACCAGCCTTCAAAATCGGGGAGGGCATCATATTCTTCCTCTGGCATTTCTACCAAAGTCAGCTTGATGGCATCCCCTGGTTCAGAGTCGTAAAACTCCCCATCAACGATGTTCGCTGCCTGTTCAATTGGCATATGGTAGTTGCCCCGTACATCAAATCGCTCAACTTTCAAAACTTTCATTTCCCCTTCTCCTTTAGTCGCTCGGCTGCTTCACATACTGCACATAGTGGTCGGTGTCCCGGGATTAAGCACTTTTCACAGAAACACGTAGCATTCTGCATCTCATCTATTCCCTCTTCCCGGGCTTCGGCGGCTACGGCGCGGAAAGCAGGCATCAAATATTCTATATGTCTGTCTCGGGCCTTTCTTTCTTCTGGATCGTTAGGCGGTTTGTACTTTTTGCTTAGCTGTTTCTCATATATTGCCTTAATCCGTTCCTCAGTCATGCTCTCCATCCTTTCACCAAAGAATCAATATCAGTTCTCGCAGCCGTATAATTCTGATAGTTTTCCCAATCGCCCCCGCAGTGGTAGACGACAAAGACATAACTGTCACTCTGAATTGACTTAACAATTCCATTCTCTAATGCCCCATGATTGGCAACGTAAGTCACCTTGTCGCCAACACGGATTTGTTTCTCGGTCATTTCACCACCTCATTACCAGAGTTACTAATACCGCCACTGCAATAAAACACAGTACTACGTAGCACAGCACCGCCAACAACCCGCCGTGTTTCATAGATTCCCTACCTCCTCTTGGATCGCCGCCTTCCGCTCAAGCATCACCTGGTGACTCGGCGATACCATCATCAGATTGATTGCCTTCAGGATTCTCATGCCCTGCGCTCTCGGCACCGTCTTCTCTTCTTGCCACTTTTCTCGTTCCTCAAGATTGCGCATGTCCAGCTCACTGCCGCCAGGTACAGATGGACATTCCCGAAAGTGCCAAGGTCCGGAGAATTGCCCGGTGTTATAGTCCTTCAACCACAGCTTTGCGCCGCATGCCGAACACCGCGTTGCGCCTTTACCGCTGGTTCCGGTCTTTGTCTGTCTCATCGCCTACCTTCCGCTTTGCGCTTGAGCACGCCGTGAAGCGTATCGACCTTGTTATAAAGCGCTCGAGTCGTGAAGTCGGAACGAGTCGGCCACTCAAAGAAAGCATCAATAACTTCCTTGAATCCCGGCACGTCGTAATTCTTCAGGATGCGCTTGAACATCTTCATATCCCGTGGCCCGTCAATCATCGGCTCAAATCCCCGCCCTTCCGGTGGATCTGCTTTGTGCTTCTGGAAGTAGTAGTCGAGACACTCCTTTGCTTCGGTGCCGCTCCGGTCCTTTTCTTTATTCTTATGGTTGCTGCCTCCGGCCGGCGAAGCTGGCAAATTCGGTTCAGGTATCAGTAACGATAAAGATGAAGATAAAGATGAAGATGAAGATGAAGAGCTTTTTTCTAGGTTAGGGTCTAGGTTAGGTCTAGGTTTTTTCTCAGGAACCGATAGGTTTTTTGTAGGTTTTTTTGAAGCCTTGTTTTTTGATCCTTTTGGCCTTCCTCCAAGTTTTCCACTTTCTCTTGATGCAGTTCTTCTTGCGGTGGCTTTTTTTATTTCTTCCACAATCCTCTTCTGAACGTATCTACCATTTTCGTGGAGGAAATAGAGCTTGAGAATATTATCCAGAACGGCCTCTTTCCCCGGACGGAGCCTTGCGATTTTTATGAGCTCTTTCTTGTCGTCTATCAGCTCACCCTTCTTCCAATAGTTCATGAGGAGGAGCAGATAAACTCCGTGATCCTCTGCCTCAAGACTCATTGTGTCACTCAAGTAATCGCCGATGTAAACGGGCATCCAGATGTCAACCTTTGCCAACTTCCCCTCCCACAAACAGCGATACACCAGCCTCTTGATATCTCTCCCAAGCCCGTGTTACTCGGCCTGTTCCCGGAAACAGGTCCACAAACTCATCGCCGGATTGCATGTTCAGCAGCTCGAAGATCCAGTAGCAGAACTCATCTGGTTTAGCTCCAGCAAGTCCTCGTGTCTGCCTCGCACCAGGATTACCAAAACGCGAGTAATAGCCATTAGTCACAACAAAATCTGCAATACTGCCACCATCACGATCGCGCTTTCTTCCACCACAGAAAATCACAGGTTCCCAGCAATTCATGGGCCAACCGAAGGCACCGATTGTTCCGAATGGTTTACACCAAGCCGCTATTCGGCATTTCCAGGATTTCGGAATCATCGGAAGTAAATCCCAAAGACCGCGGGGATGAGAACTGAGAGCCCAACCATCCGGGAAATCATGATAGAGTTGCTCGAGCAAAGCTTTATGATCCACTTCGCCGGCATAGTTGGACTGATCTTTGTAGAATCGTTGAGCACAACCTATGTACGGCGGATCCGCGTAGCAGAATCTCAAAGCTCCCCTCCCTCTCTTACTGTCTTCTTAAACCTGCCAGGGGGCTCCGCCCGGCCGAAACAGGATCCAGGGCGCGGCTTACAACAATGGCGAGTGGTGGGCCGCATGGTTCCCCGGCAGGATTGATTCCAATGTTCACTTTTCTCCCTTGTAGAATAAGCATCCACGCATCTCATCTCGTATGGTCTTTTTACGGTTCTTGAATTCATCACTTCGATCGCCCCGCAATTTCATAATCTTTTTCAAGCATGGGCACATCTTCTCGTATCGTATTAACATGCCCTTTGCATCGAGGAGCATGACGACCTTTCCCCCGCAATCTTCACAAATCTTTGTCTCTACGGTATTCATATCCCCTTCTAAACGCCCCCGCCTGCCCAGGGGCTGACTTACCTAACTGAGCGAGGCTGTCACTCATTTATAGAGATCATGATTCGATAAGCCCTAAACGCTTTCACAGTAACTACTACCCCGCTTTGACAGGTTACGGTTTAGTGCCGGACCTTCTCCAACGGAGCCAGCCCGACTACAGATGCTGTCCGGTGTGACCCGGCATCGACCAATCGGTAGGCAACCGAGCAACCTCAGGAGCCTCGATGGAGCGCAGTCGGCTGCGGTCATATAAACCGTAGACTTACAACTCGCTCACAGCACCTCTTTAAGCCAGGATCGGAGGTTGAAAACCGTCACTGGGAGGGGAACGATTTTAGATTCCCCCGGTCCCAGCATGCCTCTTTATTCATCAACTTTTGCCTGTCATGGCGCTTAATTGAACGTCGGTATCACCCCCCTTCAATCCGATCTAACCGTTTCCAGATATCTTTGAGATCCGCTTCGACGCACTCTTTAAGATAGAGAAGCGAATTTCTGGTAGCTTCTTTCAGGTCATCCAGAGACTTGATTGGTTTCTCGTCGCAATTGTCATCAAGAAACAAAAGCTCTCCGGCTTCTGATGTTTTGGTCTCGATAACTGATGTCGTTTTCATCTTTTCTCCTCTTTCTTTATCCGCTTGGCGCAGATCCGGCAGACCTTTCTATCATCCCGGGTACGCCAGACAGCCTTGTTTTTCATGCACTTCCAGCAGGTCATCTCAGATAACCTCTAAAATTGGCCGATCTCGCCGTTTTCGCGGGGTCTGGGCGATGCATACACCTATTGGCGTGTTTGGAGACGCACCCCAGCATTTCCCGCGTAAAACGATATTTTCCCGTGCTACTGTTGCCCCTATATTTCGAAGCTTATCCATTGCTATTCTTTGATTCTTCTTTGTCTGAGTATCTCTTTGAATCTCTTTGTATGAGAAAAGGCTGCCGTCTTGCAGAACTGAGAAACAGTCAGCCCGATGCTTTTTGAACATATGTACAGCTTCTCGTATTCATCCTGATCCAACGAAAAGGAGACGGTCTTGTTCTTCATCCTACCGCCCCTTCCCCCGGATCAGCGGGAGTCGGCCGTGCAGTCGGATGAATAGCTCCTCATAGGCCCCCTCCCATTCACATACCGGAGTTCCTGTGAGCTCGAGGAAGGGTACTACCGGATGCATGCAGTAATGGCGGAATCCGATGTCCAGGAAATCGTTACGCCAGCCGGCGTCAAAGCGAAACGTCATTTGGTAGGGCCAGAAGCTCGTTCCTTCCCGATCCTTCCAAAAGTAGTTACGCATCCCGCCGCCCACATAGAAGCCGAAGGATTCTACGGAGGCCTCGA